ATCTGCCGATTCAACAATGACCACATTTCGCCCGGGCAAGTACCGGGCCGTCATGTGGTCACTATCGACCACATACCCACCCGGCACCGGGTGCAGGGTCTGGAATCTGTAAGGCCTGAGTGGCTTCAAAATTGACCCGCTCAAATCTATAGTCGAGTTGCCTCGACCGAGCTCGATCGTTACTTTCTCTGTGACCACGGGATCATGACCCCGCGCCCGCCAGCGTACTTGCGCGCGGGTAGTATGCCGGCTATCCGGTATACCGAAAACCGATACGTACAAATCCGGGCATGCTTGCCCAATATTCAATAAATTTCTCATATTAGTAACCTCCAACGACGTATCTTTTGCTGCCGATAGCGACTACCGGCAACCAACGACCATCTTTCAATACACGGCCTATTTGAACTGCGTTACGCAGCTCTGCGTATTCCTTTGATATAATTCTCATGTAATTACCCCCATTTCTTTCGCTAACTTAAATCTATCAGATAATGTCAGATTTTGCAAGCTAAATTTAACAAATTTTTTATTTCGCTTGTAATGCCGTTTCCAGGTCAGTTAGCAATAGCTAACTCAAAGATTGGTTTTCTTCATTGTGGATAACTTGTGGATAACTACCAGTTAGCCATTGCTAACTATCAAAAAACTGATAATAAACATTGTGAAATAATCTGGATAATTCGATATCGTTTCACAATCTCGGCAAACCCGCATCAACAGCGGATTCTTTGAGTCTGATAATAAATATTATGTAAACCATAAAGCGCAGACCCGCTTCAAATGTGGCTTTTAAAAAGCCTTGCGTTTATCGGTCTATCAGTCTGTAGGTAGCGGTTATCGGCTTGTATTGTGCCGCTAGCCTGGAGAGATTCTCAGAGAGTAGCTCTGACAGCGGATTGTCTGACCAGGGGGCGGGGAGGGGTGGCCGCCAAATCGAATTGATTTATTTTATATAAAGACACCCATACCGCATAAACCAGCTCCCATAGCTAAATCAACCACCTGCGACAAATTTGTCGCACCTTGCAAATTCTAAACGGATAGTGATACTATAATAGTATGAATAACGGACCAGGAAACAGGGGGCGCAAGACAGCCCCGCCCCTCTCAGAAGACGCAAAGCTCAAAATCAGGGCTATGCGGGAATCCGGCATGAACGCCACCCAGATCGCTATTGAAACTGGCTACGGCGTTCAGGCAGTTCGGCTCTACCTTCGCAAAGAGGGGTTATCTGCTCCCCCCGGTAATCGGTTCGCACAGAACCCGCGACCCACCCCAACCCACGATGCCTACGGTAATACCCTTGTCGGCACTGAGGAAGCTCGATTAAGTCCTGAGCAGATCGAGAAGCTCACCGAAAAACGGTTGGCTATGCGAGCCCCCACCCAACCTACTGAGCTGGCCGAACGACCAGCAGACGAAGAACAGGCGGCCAAACGCACAACGGAGCTGGGCCACGACATCCTACGTGGAGCTGAGCGCCTAATCAAATCAATCAACTCTTTATCCGACGAAGCCCTGGCCGCAGCTAGTCTGCACCATAAAGCCACGGCTCTCGGCATCTTGGTCGATAAGCTCAAGGTGATAACGAATAAGGCGCAACCAATGTTTGGGGCCGATGCAGGCACTATTAACATCGTCAATATCATTGCATCCGCAACCCCACCGCGTAAGAAAGACCAATCCGCAACTGATGCAGAAATCATTGAACCATGACCAGACCCAAGCCCAAACCGCGCTTCGTCGATTCTCTCAAGCCCAACCCACCTGACCTGGCGGAACAAGCCCGCAGCCAGATCAGATTTTGGCAGCAGAACCCACTGAACTTCGCAATGGAAGTCTTTGGCTTCAACCCTTCCAATCAGCAGCGCCAATTCTTCATCGAACTTGGTAAATTAGTCACGGCCAAGATGAAGCGAGACGAAGATCAACCTTTGACAGAAGAAGATAAACGCTACCTTATCAAGCGTGGAATCAGCATCAGATCAGGGAAAGGAACGGGGAAAGACACGAGCGCGGCCATCGTAACTTACTGGTTTCTCTTCTGCTTTTATCAATCAAAAACCTACCTGATCGCCCCGAGCATGGACAACCTGAAGTCGAACCTCATGGCCGAAATGTCACTCTGGAAATCGAAGCGCAACGGGGGCGAACGTCAGTGCAAGATAGCTGATGAGCTTGAACTGATGTCCACCGGATGTAGGCTGACCAAAGACCCGGAACGGGGCAAAGACTGGTTCGTCACCTGTAACTCGGCAGGCCCGCATCTACCAGCGGAACAGCAGGTAGAAACGCTGCAGGGTAAGCACGCCCGGTATATGATGTTCATAATAGACGAGGCCTCCGGCGTCCCCGACGCCGTTTTTCAACCCCTCGACACTACCCTCACCGACCCCGTAAACTTCGTCATCCTCCTCTTCAACCCTACCCGCCGAACCGGGTTCGCATACAATACTCAGTTCGACCCCACCGAACGTAAATACTGGATTAACCTGCACTGGAACGCCGAACAGTCAGACCTCATCACCCCCGAACAGATTACCTACATGCGGGAAAAGTTCGGCGAAGATTCCAACCAGTACCGTGTCTCAGTCCTCGGCGAACCGCCAATGGCCGATGACGGTTCACTTATCCCCTATGAGTGGGCAATGGAAGCCTCTGAGCTAACTATCACCCCCACGGGCAAAGAGCCGATTATCATGGGAGTCGATGTAGCCCGCATGGGCAAAGACGCCTCAATCATCTTAGTCCGTCAGGGCCATCGAGTGGTTGAAATTCAGGAACTTAAACAGCTCGATACAGTAGCACTGAGCCGATGGGTGGCTATGCGAGCCGCTGACTGGAAGCCCCACGCCATCTACGTCGATGCAGTAGGCCTGGGAATCGGAGTGGTTGATGAACTCAACAGGCAGAATATACCGAATGTCTATGCGGTCAACGTCTCCCGGGCTGCCAATAACCCGCGTAAGTTCTGCCTCTTGCGTGACGAACTCTGGTGGAAGCTCAGAGAGAAGTTTGAACGCAGTCACATCTCACTTAATGAAGCACCGGACCAAGAACTAATTAGCGAACTGAGCTCGATCAAGTACGAAGTCAGAGACAATGGGAAGATCAAGGTAGAGTCGAAGCAGGAGATGAGAAGCCGCAATCTGCCAAGCCCAAATAAGGCCGATGCACTGATGCTGACAATGATGTGCGACGACAAAGCCTTTGAACTTGCAGACCCCGATTACGACGACGATGTTGACAAACCCCGCAAGGGTAGGCTACAATCAGTCAATAGGCTCACCTGGCTGGAGGTTTAATATGTATTTCCATGTGGCTCTTCGCGGCCCAGACGCCGATCATGAGCATTTAATCTACATCAACGACAGAGGTATGGCAGAGTGTTCTAAGGCCAAAGGACACAAGCATCCTCTTACCATATTAGCCCCTACCCAGGAAGCCCCTACCCCTATTGCACAGGTCGAACCCGCCGAAAATCACACCCACTACACCCAGCCCCTCGACCCATCTCTCTACCCACCCGAAGAATTTGACCCGGCCAAAGACGCCGGGGAAACCGAAGCCGATGTAATCAAGCGCAAAGTGGCCCAGTACGAAAATGCGTGGAATCACGAAGAAGAATCCATACAGCGCGGTCAAGAATCTGTACGATTCCGCGAGGGCGATCAGTGGCCCGATGAGGCCCGTAAGAAGCGCTCGGACAAAGGCCGGGCCTGCCTGACGATCAATCAGGTTGCACCGATGATCGAAACCCTCAGTGGCATCTACCGTCGCAACCGAACCGACCTCAGAGCTTACCCGAACGAGAACGGCGACGCTGACATTGCTACCGTTCTCACCTATGCCATGAAGAATGTTCTCACCCTGAATCACTTCGACGCTGAGGACACTGAGGCATTTGAAGATATGGTCGTTGCAGGCCGGGGTCTGCTGGAACTCTACCCCGACTTTGACGCTGACATCGAGGGCCAGTTGAAAATCACTCATCGCCCGTGGGATATGGCAATCTTTGGCCCCCATCTCCGCAAAGACCTCGGCGACTGCGAGTATTTCTTCTATTGGTCATGGCAGTCGAAAGACCGTCTGACCAACCTTTACCCCGAATTTAAAGACGAGATCAGCGCAATGTTCGGCCGCCTCGAACAGTTCGGCCTCGGCCACACCGACCTCTCTGACATGGATAATCCCCTCACCGATTCTCTCTTCGCAGACCCAAAGACCAGAGAGATCAAGC